CCGAAGATAGTCCTTTGCGTAGTGGAACAATAGATGTCAAATATATGACAGCAAAAGAAGAAGATATTCTAACTTCACAAAATCTTATTGAACAAGGTAAGGTAATTACAAGACTATTGGAAAGTATAATAGCAGACCCAAAAGTTAAATTAAATGACTTACTAATCGGTGATAAAAATGCACTTATGGTTGGAACTCGTATTTTAGGATACGGAAAAGACTATAATATTGTATTGACTGACCCTGATACACAAGAACAAGTTGAGTATACGGTTGATTTAACAAAATTAGAAAACAAACCAATTGATAAAAAACTTTATGAAAATGGTAATAGTTTTACATTTGAATTACCAAATTCAAAAAGAACTATTGGATTTAAGTTATTAACACAACAAGATGAAAATGAAATCCAAGAAGTAATGAAAGACTATGAAAAAGTTGAAAAGCTTACAGGTGTTTCATATTCATTAACCACAAGACTTAAACATCAAATCGTGTCTATTGATGATAATACAGACCAAAAAGTAATTGATAATTTTGTTGATAATGAATTCTTAGCACTTGACACAAGAGCATTTAGAAAACATTTAGAAGAAATCACACCCGACATTGAGTTGAAGTTTGACTACACGAGTCAATCAGGGAATCAACATAAGTTGACTGTCCCACTCGGGATTGACTTTTTTTGGCCAGCCGCCGAGTAATAGGGCGGCTATTCACGAAGAGCTCTTCAACATCGCCTATTATGGAAATGGGTTTAATCACAATGAACTCTACAATATGCCAGTTCCTTTGAGAAGATTTTATGCTCAAAAATTAATTGAAGCTAAGCAGAAAGAAGCAGACGAAATTAAAAAAATCAGTCAGAAAAATCAATCTCAAATACAACGACCTGATATACAAAAATCTTAAAACTTGATATTTATTGATAGGAAAAATCTATGAATAAGAAATACATTAAAGAAAACAAAACATTATTAAGAGAGTTTTTAGGTGCTCTTATCAAAGCAGTTGCACAAAGAAAAGCTAATAAGTTAGTTAAAGACTTACGCAAACAAAGTCCAGAAAACGCAAAAGCAATTGATGATATGCACAAATTAGCTAGTAGCATTAATCAAAGAATAAAAAATTTAGAAAAAACAGACCCAGCGAAAGCTAAAATTCTAAAACAACAAATAGGTTTCTAAAAACAACACCAACAAACCAATAGGAAAAAATGGCTGAAAACACCAAAGATTTACAAGAACAGCTGAATTTAAGCACGCAACTTGAACGTTCGTTAAAAAAGCAACGACAACTACAATTTGATATCAATTTAGGTAGAGCCGCTGACGTAGAGGGTTCAAAAGAGAGAATTGATTTAGAGAAAAAATTCCGAAAGTTCGCTAAAGAAAATTCAGAATTTCTTGAGAAAAATCTGGACGCAGCTGGTGATTTAGGTAAAAATATTGAAGATTCAATTGCAGGTATACCTTTAATCGGCGGAATGTTAGTTGATAAGCTTGGACTAAAAGATTTAGGTGAACAATTCCAAAACCTTTTTGCTGATACTTTAAAAGGTGGTATTGCACCGATAGGAAAATTCTTAATGGGACCTGCAGGAATTGCTGCAGCAATTGCTGGTATATTGTTGGCGATTAGGGCGATTCGGAAAGCTTCATTTGATTTAGCAGAAGATTTAGGTGTTTCAAGAGAAGAAGCAAAAGGTTTATTACCAGAGTTGAAAGGTTCTCAAATGGCGTTTGACGCTATCGGTATGGACGGAAGTAAAATTCAATCCACACTAAAAGAAATCGGTAATGAATTTGGTTCATTGGAAAATATGACCGTAGCAAACGCTCGTAATGTTGAAATGTTTGCACAAAATGCAGGTGTCGCAGGTAGTGAAATAGTTAAGTTTAATAAAGTTATGATGGACTTAACAGGTTCATCATTTGATGTGGCGACTAATATGGCGAAAACAGCAGTCAATATGGCGAAGTCCGCTAATGTTTCAACATCAAAAGTATTGAGTGATATGGCGTCAAGTGCAAACAAGTTTGCAGAGTTCTCAATGCAAGGAGCTGAGGGATTTGCAAAAGCAGCAGTTGAAGCGGCAAAAGTTGGTTCAAGTGTAAATGAAATATTAGGAGCAGCAGATAAATTATTAGATTTTGAATCAAGTATAACTGCACAATTTAAAGCACAAGTATTGACAGGTAAACAAATCAATACAGAAAGAGCAAGACAACTGGCATTAGACGGAGATATTGCCGGATTAACCAATGAAATACAATCTATTGTTGGTCAAGTCGGAGATATACAAACACTAAATGTAATACAAAGACAATCAGTTGCAGACGCAATCGGTATATCAGTTGCAGATTTATTAAGAATATCTCGTGGGGAACAAGCACAACAACAAGAAACGGTACAAGATAAAGTTGATACGACAAACAAAATATTATTAGAGGGATTAGATGTCGATAAGAAAATACTTGAAGCCACCGAAGATAAAAATGTTAACATTATACAACCAGCATTTTAGGAAATATAAATGATAGAAATTAATCCACAGAAAATAGACTATACTCAAAGAAAATCTACTGAGGAGAAGAATCCAAGAAAATTAGTCAAGAATGTATCAAGGTCAGGTGATTTAATATTTCGTGGTGGATTAGCTTTGCAATCAGAAATTGGTGTTCAAAATGTTGAACGATTTGCAAACTTCTTAACAACACCACAAGGAAAAACATTTCTATTAAAACAAACTCTTTTACAGAGTTTAAATAAAAAAGCTGGAACAAGAATTTATAATCCATTGGCGACATCAATTTCAAAAGGATTATCACAAGAATTCACTAAACTTAAACCACAAAGACATCTTGATGTTGAATCTGGCTTAGGTTTATTTCAAAGATTGATTGGTAGAAGTTCACCAAGAACAGAAAGAGAAAATGCAGTTAGATTTTTTGACAACAAGTTAAACAAAGAAGTGAATCTACAAGTTCGTTATGGTGGTGAGTTGGGAGAATTAAACCAATTCCCAAATCGAAGTGGTGCTTTAGGAAAAGAAGTAAAAGATTTTATAAAATTTAGAATTAGAGACGCAGTCAACGGAAAATATATTATCTTTCCAGCATTGATAAGTGGAATTTCAGACAACTCATCAG